CCAGCAGTTTGAAATGGTACAGTAGCTCCAAACTCAGCAACTAAACTACCAATATAAGTAGATCCTCCAGCGCCGCCACCGCCGCCTCCTCGGTTGTTATCCTGTCCAGAACCGCCGCCACCTCCACCATTATCTCCGCCGCCTCCGCCGCCTCCGCCGCCACCATCGGTGCCACCTGGGTCTCCACCACCACCACCGTTAGTCGGTGTTACACTAGTAACAGCAGTAGCAGCGAGACCAGCCAGACCAGAGCCGCCACCATTCCTATTGTCAGAAGCTCCGCCGCCTCCCCCAGATCCACCCATACAAATAGCATTAACGCCATTAATAATAATTCCTGAGGCACCGCCTCCTCCACCTCCACCACCAGAAAAGGGAGGATCGCCAGCATTACCACCACGACCACCACTAACAAGTCCAGCACCGCCGAATCCACCAGGAGCGTTACCTAGATTGTCTGCACCATTACCACCACGGGCACCAACCCAACATATTATTTGCCTAGCAATAAAATTTTGAGTTAGAGTAAAATCTTGTAGTGTAGTTAATCCACCTACGCCGCCAACTGCACCAGCGTCTCTGCCACCATTACCACCTCTAGCACCACGTACTTGTATGAAGATGTCATAAGCGTTAACAGGAAGGTTTACTGTATAGTAACCGGGATTAGAAAACGAAACTGATGGCATTTTAGATCTTAATAATATACTCCATAAAAATGTATGGAGAGATTGCTTTATCTAGCTTTTGTACGTTTTCTGTAGTCAATGTAACATCAGTTACTAATCCAACAGGATCAACCTGTTGTGTATTCAAAATAAAACTAAAATCACATTTGTCTCTAAGTTCTGAAGCACCAGGGAGAAGAACCCTGTGATTATGAGAAGGGGCAGCTTGATTATTAGGTGGTGCTTCAATCTGAATCAACTCATTTGATCCTTCTGTAGTTCCTAGGTTATCTCCTCTTTCAAATGTATTGAACCATGCACTATCTTGCCAGTTACCTAAGTATGTGAATACACCAACGTCAGAATTATGACCGTGTGCTTGGAAGTTATCTTCTGCTAGGAAATCATCTCTAGTATTTCCATCGTTATCTAACGATTGAAAGATAGGATTTCCACTAAACGGAATCTGTTGCTGTTGAATTTCAAATGCTCCGGTCCAACTGATTTGAATGTTATCTCCAACAAGAGTATCAACGACTGTTTCTGCCCCTACTCTTTGTGTTCCGCTATCATTTTGCAGAATAGTATCATTAAAATATTCTCCACTACTGAGAGAACCAGAAAGATATTTTGATCCTAAATCAGGGAGTTGAAAAAACTCATCAGTGAGTGAATCTGGGTCTTTAGCAAATGGACAGTTTGATCCTACTCCAATGGTAGCAGCCAATCCTGGGTAAAGTTCTGCTCTAACAATAGATCCATCACACCTTAAGTAACCAGCAGGCACCAAAGTTTTAAACTCGGCAATATTAGGAAAGTTAATAAGAGATAACTGAACTGTAAACGGAATAATAGTTCCTGTGGTTCCCCCAAACTTTGCTTTTTCTTGAGTGTAATACTTAGTCATTTTAGTAAGCTCTTATTAAGGTTAGACAAGTAAGGTTTGCTGAGTTACATGTAAATGTGATCTGGAAAGCGTTTGGTACACTATCTGGATTAATATTTGCTGCTACTTGAGAAGAAATATTACCAGGAATATTTAAACTACCATTGTTGTAAGTAATATTAATCTCGCCCTGGTGATCGTGTGCAATAATAACATCAATAGCAGTTGTGATTTCTGGTGTAAGTCTAGTAAAACTGTCAGCAGCATTATTAAACATAACTTCAGTACGAAAAACCGTATCATCACTATCCGGAGCTATACCCAAGTCATAGTTGATACTGTTAACAATAGCTCCATTATCGCTATAAGGAATCCTACTGTCAATACTAAATCTACCAGTTTTTTTCAAATCATCCAAAGTTCCTGGTATTGTTACACCGGGATCAACACCTCTATCTGTAGATACAGCACCAGTGGCATCTCTTAACTTAAATGAAATACTATCAAACCATGGTTTAGCAATACCATGTCCTGCTTGACCGGTTTGAAATACTGTATGAGTCTTAGCTGGTGGTGTTCCAGATACTGATCCCAAAGCATATCTTCCTACACCAGAAGTAAAAGGATTAGTGACTTCTGTAACAGTGCCCGTGTCACGAGAATCTCCCCATTCAACACCAACGTCTGCTTCTTCTGTTGTATATGTAAATCCAATGAAAGGACAAGCACCAACGTCAGCAATAACTCTACCAAACCAATACTCTGTAATATCAATCTGGGGATTACTCCATACACCAACACCTCTTCCAGGAACAGTTCCATTATCAACTGTGTTTAGAGTGTCGTATTGCCCCAAATGAGTATGGGGTGGCATATGTCTTCTACCTAGTTTTCTAGGAACAACATTAACCGTATCAATACCAAATCCAGGAACAAAGGTTAGAGGATCTCCGTTAGAGGCAGCAATAGTACCTGTGTAAAAAGGATTTCCGATTGTATCTACCTGAATAAAAATGTCATTAGCAGGAGATGTACCACCAACTAAATTTCCAGGTATAATAAGTAAATCTCCCTCTTCATAATCCTGTCCCTTTTCTCGTCTAGCAATCTGATACGTAGTATCTTCATTTTTGATAATGTTAAAACTGGCTCCTGTGCCTGTAGATGGAGGAATCTGAGCAGGATCTGGTTGAACAGGAACATTACCAAAGAACAAGGTAGATCCTGTTACTGCTGCAATACCAGATACTAATGTTGCTCTTTCTAAAGTTCCATCTGGATCCGGAGTATAGCTAAAGTTTAAGTCAGTTAAAGCAAAGACTGTTCCGGGTGTACCAACATCTCCCTCTGGACCAATGTACGGTTGTATAACAGCTAGCGACTGAGCATTATCAATATTATAAGTTGGTTGATCATTACCAGGAATAATATCACCGTCGTTGTAAGCAAACCATTCTACCGAAATATCTGCCAATGCTTTCTGACTGATATTAGGAAGGTTAAACGTACCGGAATAGTTAGGAAAATCACCCGAAGAGTTACCACCATAAGTGTTTTTCAACACTCTTCTAAGCAAAGGATAGTCGGCAGCATCCAACTCTTGACCATTGCATATCAGCCACCCAGGAGGAATAGATGTTAGTGCTCCAACCCAAGGGACGGCGGATCCGATGGGTTGGGCTTCAGCAGTTCTAACAGAGTTGTAACTTGGCATATTAGATTTCCATTAACCACCAACCAGTGTCGATGCTTGCTCCGGTAGCTACTCCTCTGTAATCAACAGATCCTAGATAAACAAGTCCAAGACCAACGTTAGGTGTTTGAACTAATAGTTCGCCACCATCAAAGGTAGTACCAGCAATAGGACCAGAGTTATCAGCACCACCTTGAACTCTTGTTCCATCAACTGCTCTAATCCTTAGAGAAACGTTGTAGGTCAACTGTCCACCAACATCAAGGATACGGATTACATCTCCGTGTGTTGGTAGTTGTGGTAGTTCAAGAAGAATATCAGCGGCTGGAGCAATAAAGTAGTTAACATTGGAGGATAGAGGTGCTACAGCAACACCGCCACCAATGTACTCCCAGTTTCTACCGCCAGTAGGCGTTAGATAAGCAGACTGACCAGCGAATGTGAACGATCCATCATTATTTATGCTAGCGATTGTCTCTCCTACCTGAGAACTGGTTAGATTTGATCCAGATCTATCGATTATAGAATCAGCATTAACGATAAAGTCAGAACCGTTAATAACAACATCACCACTGAAGATGTTCTGTGCTGTTCCTTCTGTTCTAATAATACCAGCGATTGTTAGATTACCACTGGAGTTTTGTAGAACAAGTTGCTGATCTCCTAAATCATTCTCAATAACAAGATTACCTTCAGTAATTGTAGTATCGCCCGTTGGACCTTCAACTACAAATCTATCGAAGTTATCTGTACCAATCTGGAGATTACCACGAATAGAGGTAGTGCCATCACAACTGTCAACGATAAACTTCTCAAAATCAGGATTACCAGTACCATCAGTAAGAACTAGTCTTTCAACACCACATGTAACAGAACCAGAAAGAATAATACTGTTATTGACATCTAGTTGACCGTTAATGAATGTCTCGCCAGTTACAGAGTCAACAGAGAAAGCGGTTAATGGTGGTGTTCCACCATCAGTGATGAGGAACTGTTGGTTAGTAACCTGATTGATTCCTGTTACAGTTGTAAGTTCACCTAGGTTTCCATTTTCATCAGGAGATAGTCTAAAGATATCACCTTCATTAATAGATCCAGCAAAGTTACCGGTAGCAACATCATCTAGGAATCCAGGTGCCTCTTGATTTAGATTCTCATTGAGATAGCTTACATTTCTAGAGAAATCATAACGTACAAGAACTGCTTGATCTGGGTGATCTGTTCTTAGATACTTGTAGTTTAGAGGTGGTTCGGCATCAACAGGAAGATCAGCAGGAGTTCCTAGAATCATGTTACCAGCAGAATCTAGCTGGTTTCTAGCACGTCTAACTCTAACTTGTAGTGGTTCAGGACCAACATCAGATAGGTTAATGATACCAATAACTTCTAGAAGTTCACTGTATTGCTCGCCCACAGGAGCATCGCCTTGAGTAGGACCGACATCAATAGATCTATCAATCAAGACATAAGATCCAACTTCAAAATCTAGAAGAGTAGCAGGTTGATCAATGGTTAATCTGTAGACTGTTGGATCAGAAGCAAATCCAACAGAGTTATCCTTAAACTCAGCCTCATTACCCCAATATTCAGCACCCTCTGTGCTCAACCTAATACTAGTCTCGGTCCTTCTATAGAAGTCAATGTTAAAGTTATCGACCTCGTTACCAATGCTATGAGCAGTGGTAGGTGTTCCGAGTGAACCACGACGGAGTTCAAACTGACCAGCATTTAGACCACCTTGAAGTGTAACATCACCAAACAGATCTGTATCAGCACCAACCTCAAGAGAGTTATTAACTCTAGTAATACCACCAAGAGCACCAATATTAATATCGGAAGCAGATAAACCAATGTTGATATTGGTTACTGTAGTAGTGAGTAAGTTAAATGTCTGAGCAGGAGACGAGATGGAAGCGATTCCAGTACCAGGAGACAATGCTTGTCCGACACGAATATCGCCATCGAAGTAAGCAAATCTGTTATATACTTTAAGTATGGAACCTGTTAGCAAATCATCAGATGTATTGGCATAAGCACCACCAACAAGAACAACGCTAGAGAAGTTAACATCGTCATTGGCAACCGTGCCTGCTCTAATAATAGAGTTCTGAGCATTTCTATGAAGATTAAACTCCGTAACTAGACTAAACGTTCCGATATTGAATATCTGACCACCAGCAATGTTGCCGATATTAATCTCTTGATCTTCTGTTGTTTGGTTAGCAATGTTGAGTTCCTCAACAACATTACCGAAGTTAAGTCTAGTGGTAGTGTTTGGAACGAGGTTAAAGTTTTGAGTCTGAGTGATTAAACTCTCGCCACCGATGGTTAGATTTTGCTCTAGTAAGAAGTCGTTGGTGAGTCTCATGTCACCGTCAACAACTAGAGTTCTGTCTAGTTCGGAGAAGTCTACGTTAATACCAACTCTACCACCATTTGTTGTGGAGATTCTAAATGTAGCTTCTTGACCGGGATCTTCACTAAGACCACCAACTAGGAAAGCATGGTCATTGTCTAGGAATGTTCTGTCTGCTAAGAGAGGGTTGTTAATGTAGTTGTTGACAACTGTGTCTAGTGTTCTACCACTAATCCAGGTAGTACCAACCACATCCAAGTTAGCTCTTGGCAATACAGCATCGGAGACAAATCCTTCTTCCTGATCTCCATCAACACCATGATCAGATCTTGCTAGAGTATTAATACCAAGTCTGTAATCACCATTGTTGTCTGTTAATGTTCTGAGAGATTCTGTTCCTAAGAGACCAGTTTCTTTCCAGGAGTCAACAGAGACTTCAATCAATGGGGTTCCAGTGAGCGAAGTGAGAAGTGTAGGATCTCCAGGGTCGCCAGCAATGATAAAGGAAGAAGTAACTTCCCATGTACCACCTTGAACATCATTGACGTTGGTGACAGTTCTAACACCATTGATGTTATTAAATCTACCGTCAAATCCAGTTAGTCTTACAACAGTACCTAGTTGAATGCCTAGATCGCTAGGAGATGTTCCTGGTTGAGTAGCAAAGATAACCGTAGTAGATGGTGGGCTATCAGCAGAGATCGTAAATGTAGCAGTAGTAACATCAACAAAGAAGTTAGAATAAATCCATCCAAGAGAACCAGTTTTACCGACTTGCTCACCCTTGAGTAGGATATCACCAGTCTGAGGTGTCTGGTTACCATAAAGAATGGGAATACCTAGGGTAGATAGAGTCTGATGTGGACTATGGTTGGAAGGATTATTACCATCAAAGGAGTTTACATGTGTTCTAATGCTGTAGTTCTGACCGGCGAGTGTTGTATTACCTCTTGGGTTAAGTCTGAAGATAGCAGCATAGATATTGTTCTGAGTGGCAACAATGTTACCATTAGAAGGAATAGGACTGAAGTTGAAAGAAGAACTGTCTAGAGTTTGATCACCACCGGCAGAGAAATCTACGTTGGAGACAATAGTTAAAGCAGCTGCTTCATCTGGATCAACGGTAATAGTAACTGGATTGTTGAAGTTGGCATCACCATCAACAGTAATGTCTCTTTCAAATACAACCGGTAGTTCAAATGTTGTTACCAATCCACCGAGATCTCCTCCTTCATCCTCAGTTTCCTGTAGTTCAGCAGACTCTAAGAATGTCTCTTCGCCAGTAATAGCATTGATCTTTCTGTTACCAATGTAGAGATCACCGTTGGAGTTTAGACCAGTATAGAATACAATACCGGCATCTTCCTTCTTAGACTGAGCATAGAAGTCTTGGATATCGGATAGAACAACTTCCTGACGGAGTGGGAAACCAGTTGAGTAGTTACCAGGACCGAAACCAAGATATTCGAAAGTATGGTTACCAGATCTAGCAATCGATGGACGACGGAGTTCAACAAATAGTTTGTTTTCGCCGGACTGTTTGTAGAGAGAATCACCAGCAATGGAGATTCTACGATCTTCGGAACCAGAAGTAGCATTACCAGACTGAGCTTCAATCGTGTAGTTATATCTGGAAAGAGCAGGGTTAAGGATTAGATCTTCAACAACCTCTTTGGTTTCACTATTCTTATTGTCGTTAGTTCTGACTAGACCATGAACATAGTTGTCGGCAGCACAAATAGTAGAAGGTGGATCGAGAATAGTATCATCTCTAGTTCCGTCAGGTCTGACTTGGAACCATAGAGGATCGTTTTTGTAGTCTAAGGGATATAGTTGAGAGATAGGTTGAGAGAACTTAAAGTTTCTGAAGTTCTGACCAACACCAGCACCAGTTGGGAATGGAGAAATATTACCTCTCAAACAAGTTAGGTAGTAAATACCTTCTTGCTGATCAGGAATACGTCTCTGGATCTCATTAATATCAAAGATGTAGAAGGAATCTTCGAAGTCCCCGACATCCTCAACAGAGATAATCTCATAATCGGTGCTTGTATCATCTTCGATAACATCACCAGGAACCATAGTAAGAACGTTAGCGTCCTTATTACTGTATAGATAATCTTCCTTAGTAGACTTACTTAGTGCCTCGTTACCAACACTATCTGGTTTTGCTTGTAGTGTAGCATAGATTTCAATGGGATTGCCATTAACATCAAATGTGGGGTCATTATCAAGGTTAAGTACAGGTTGAGCAAATCTTGTACTAGCAAACTGATTGTACTCGATTGGTTCTCTAGACTCAATAGCCTTAATGATTAAGTAATGATCGTTTGTACCATCTGGATTAAAGTACCCCTGTAGGTAACCAGCGCCAGAAGAATATCCACTCCAGGTGATTCTATTTAAGTTAGTTGCTTGGAGGTCATCGGTACGGAAGATTCCAGTTCCTCCCTGTGGAGCATCAATCTTGACAACAGTAAACTTCTCATTCTTGAGAGCATTATTGTTAATGCTGTGATTGAATACGGTCAACTCAAGTCTTAGATCAGCAGGATCACCTACTCCACCAATATCAATCTGTCTGGCAGATAGGATGCTGAAGGAAGTCTTAGAATCAACTCTATCAGAATCAATAATCTTAACTTGATCGCTATTATAAGCATCATAGTCAAAGTCTGGATTTAGTCCAACATCACCCTCTGGCAAACCTAATGCCTGTTGGATAGTTCCAGTGCCGATATTAAATGGTACATTAAATGTAGCAACAGGAGCGCCAGCAGCGATGTTCTGGAGAACGATTCTCTGTGGGACCAGTCTTCTTGTTTCATCGGTTCTTGTCTTGAGAACAAATCCGTTTAGAGGATCACGAACACCTCTGGCATAACGTGGAATAACATAACGTAGTCTGTATACTCTATCTTCTTTTGGTCTTCCATCATCTAGTCTGTTGAAGAAGGTATTTTTTGTTCTAGCATCTGTTAGTGTGACACCTAGAGCTTGTAGTCTGGTAATCATGTTACCAGCAGATCCTGGTTCAACGTTGATGTCGGTTGGATCCGGAATAGTTTGAATGTACCATTGACCAGTGGTAGTGTTAGTATTAACTAACTCGGCATCAAACTTGACTGGGGATCTTCTCTTATCGGAGAATACATAGAAGTTTTGACCAAAACCTTGGATAAAGGTTTGTGGTGTAGCACCAGAAATCGCTTCAGCCTCGGTAAGGAAGATAGAGAACGTTCTAGGTGTAACAAATCTAGCGTAGTAATATGTATTAGGATCAACTGCTACTCCGCTAGCAGAAAGAACTGGTAAATCCGAGTTATTTCCGAATGTTCTGAAGAACACCTTCTGTACTGGACCACCAGTGCCGGGAACATCAAACAAGTGAGGAACACCAGTTTGTAGAACATCATTTACACCAGAAACTTCATTACAGAGATACTGATGTAGAGCGTAATCTACATCCAGGACAAACTGTTGAATACCAATCTCTAGATCTGGATCAATGCTGTCTGTTTCGGAAGAATATAGATAAATGCCAGCAGCTGCATTTTCCTTAGTGCTGGCAAGCATGATTCTAGTCTTAGAATCTGCTTCAAATACACCAGGATAAACTAAACCATTGGCATAGTTTTCTGGTTGTGTAGTTCTACCAGGAGCGATTACATAATAGATTGTATTAGGTTCAAATCCTCTAGGTAGTCTAATAACTCTCTTGTCTGGGTTAGTACCTTCTCTTGCGTTAGGAACAAGTCTTACGGGAGTTCCAGTCTCCCAGTTGTGTGGGTCAGATACACCACCGCCAGTATTGACAGTGAACAACGTTGCTCTGTTAGCAAGATTGGCAGTCTGGAGGGTTGGATCAACTCTACCAACACTAGCACCAACTACAGGTTCTGTTCTAGCAATACCAGCATTTGTTACGTCTCCAACAATAACGTCTGTACCAATACCAGCGTTGACTAGATCTCTATAATCACCTAGATTACTTTGAATGTCAACAAAGTCAGTAAGACCATAAGTTCCGGGCTCGAATGGAGGAGTATCAGGAACAATGCTATTGTCAAACGTTTGAGTTAATCCGTGGTCACCAATAATAGTAACGGTCTCGTTACGGATAACTTCTACTAAGATGTTGTATACTTCATCATACAAGAATGTAGTGAAGAGTTCTTCTCCGTTAGTACGGGAAGGATTAGCAGTGTAGAATACGCCTCTATCATACGCTTTATTGTTTGCTCCGTATAGAACATTATAAGCATATGCTTCAATGGTCTCTTTAACGTCAGCAACCAACTGTACTTGGTTGTTTAGAGTTAGTGTTGGATAGTTTGCCTTTGCTCTATCTAGTGCTTCTTCAGTAGCAAGATCTTTGTTGGCAAGGATTAGAGTAGATAGGGCAGATTCTCTTTCACTAATAGGTTGTAATCCCTGGTTAAGGATTACATTAATATCGGAGAAATATGTCTCGATAGTAGATCTGATGCTAGCACACTCTGGATATTCATTCTGTAGTCCGTTCCAGGGAACAGGAGCATTATTTCCATCAACATATTGGATAATGCTGCTATCTGCTACAGCGATTTGTGCTGCCCAGGCACCGACTAGATTATCATCACTATCAGTTAGAGTGCCGGTACGTGGAAGCGAGAAATATAGGTATGCTAAACGTGTTTGTTGAGCAGGTTGAATATCACCAAGAGTAGAAGGTAGAGATCCTTCAATACCTAGTTCGATTCTAGTGCTGTCAATGATTTTCTTGATGTAAGTATTTGGTTGAATAGCAGGGTTTACAGTTACTTCCTGTGAAGTACCACCTTCAGATACATCAGGATTAAGTCTACCATCTTGGAAGTTGGCAAGAGTATAATCATACTCTCTAACTCTCATACCAACTAATAGTCCAGTGGTATCACCAACGTCAACGATAGCAGATCCAACAGTTGTCTGACAATCTCTATAGAGAATGTCAAAGTTTCTCATAGCAGCAACACATAGATTCTTGACATAATCAAGTGCTTCTACTGTTTCGTTAAGTTCTCCGGGAACATAGCTTAGAGAACCACCAACAAAGTATGCTTCTGCTGCTTGAATAGTCTGAATGTTACCACCAACTCTTAGATCCTGAACAACAGCATCTACAAAGTATCCGATGTCTCTTTCACACTTACCAATCTCAATGCCAGGTTTAGTTAGGAGATATGGATACTTATCGATAATATATCCATATGCTTCTTGCTGAATGAATAGTTTGTTCTTTTCAATAGATGTGGAAGCATCTTGAGCAAGATTATCAATAACTAGACCATCAGGATTTAATGTCTGAATAGAAGCAGTATACTGAGTAAATCCAGATTCGGATAACTCTGCTTCATATCTGCTGTTACCACCAACAGTATCTTTGAGTGTTAGATATAGTCTTTCTCCAGATTTAGCACCAAGTCTATAACCATCAATACTAACGACGGGTTTATCGAATGGATCATAGATTGTATCAGCACCATAGTATAGTCTGCCGGTAGTATTGGCGGCGTCCTTAGTTAACTGAGCGTCTAAAGAATAGTATTTGTAATCAGTCTCATTGAAAGCAGAATCGTCGATAGTCTTGAGAGGAATAATATCTGTAATATATCCACCCTTATCCTGGTTGAAGGCAAATCCTTTGAAACCAATAGCGTGAAGTGATGTATTACCGAAGTTAGAGTTCGAGTTGGTGATGGACATGTCACCACCAGACTCCATCAAGAAGTGATCGAAGAATCCAACAGCGAAGACCGATACACACTGGATGAATGCGTCATCAGAAGCACGGATGTGGAAGTTTCTCCAGTCATCCTTCCAATAGGCATCACCTCTAGTGTGATATGGTTCTGTAGCAAAGGCATCAGTGATAGATGCTTGGTTCCAAGTGTTTGTGAACTCATCGTAGCGGATGTATGCTCTATCGTCTCTCTGGAGCGATACACCAGTGTACTGAGCAACAACCATCGACTTGAATCCAGTTGCCTTGGATCCATCTGCCCACATACCACACTGACCCCAGGTGGAACGAATCGAGCAGTTAAAGAC